CGATCCAATTAAAAACCAAGAAGAAGCGGACTCGATTGTTGTTCGCGATGGTTTGTGGGATTGGTATTGGTCTACGGCGTACAGTCGACTTGCCCCCGGCGGCGGGGTGCTGATTATTCAGACGTGGTGGCACGACGACGATTTGGCCGGACGCCTTCAGCAGAAGATGCGGACGGAAGACGACGCAGACCAGTTTGTGATCATTAAATACCCGGCGCTTGCTGAGCAATGGGAATACCGGAACAAGGAAACGGATCTCATCGAGCGGTATGACAAGCCGCTCGATGAGAACCATACAGGCTTGCGCTTACCGCAACGAGCAGAGTCTAAATCTGTGCCGTCGACCATTAACGACACATACGACTTGCTGCGGATGCCGGGCGAAGCGCTTCATCCAGAGCGGTACAACGAGAAGATGATGACGTCGATGCGGGCCAACCAGCCGCCGCGCATCTGGTCAGCGTTGTATCAGCAGAACCCCGTGCCGGACGAAGGGGCGTATTTCCGGAAAGAGTATTTCCGGTACGAGCCGGTAGCGCCGGCAGCGTTCAATCGGAATGTATATCAGGCGTGGGACTTTGCTATTGGCGAACGGCAGCAGAACGATTACACCGTTGGCGTGACGTTGGTACAGGACGAAAACGACTTCCTCCATATGGTAGAGCTTGTGCGCTTCAAAGGGGATAGTTTCACGATTGTGGAAGAGATCCTTGACGCAGCGCAGCGTTGGGGATCAGAACCGACTGCTCCGCTTACGTTGGGAGTGGAAGACAGCCAGATCTGGAAAGCCATCAAGCCGTTGCTTGAGAAACGGATGGCGGAGCGCTCGATCTATCCTCCGTACGAAGTGATGCGCCCGCTAACCGACAAACTTGCCCGCGCCCGAAGTCTTCAAGGACGGATGCAGCAGGGGCGGGTGTATTTCCCGACCGAAGCCAGCTGGATGAGAGACGTCCATACAGAACTGCTTAGATTTCCGGCCGGCGTTCACGACGACATCGTTGACGCGCTGGCGTGGGCGGTGAATTTGGCCGTCGGCAAGAGCCCAAAGAAATTGCCGCAGCCAAAACCGCCACCGAGCTGGAAAGACAAGCTGTCTCAGTTTATGACCCCCGGCGGCGGATCACATATGGCGGCGTGATCTAACTTCTGGTCTAATCTGACAAAATTCTTAGGGGTTAGCCGCATGGCCAAGAATTGTGGGGAGTTTGTTATGCGATGTTTCCACGCCCGCACCAACGCGCATGTGCTTCATTTGCAGACGCGGTCGTACGCGGTGCATAAAGCCCTGAACGAATTTTATGAAGAGATTATCCCGCTCACCGACAAGTTTGCCGAGGTATATCAAGGCGACTACGGAATAATCGAAGATTACCCGCCTACATTTACCATGCCGGAAACTCCGTTGGGGCTGCTCGACGATTTGTCGTTGTGGATTGAAGCCAGCCGGTACGGCATCTGCGACAAAGACGACACGTACCTTCAGAACATCATTGACGAGATTATGGCCCTGATTCGTGAGACACAATACAAATTGAAGTTCCTCAAATGAGCGGAATGCGCGATTTCTCTGATTCTGTTGGCGGCTATTGGGCGGATGACAACGCAGCTTTTGAGCGCACAAACCCAAACGGGTTGAGGCGAATTGCTCGCTCGTTCAGTCCCGATACCGCCCTTGGGTCCGCCATCGGCGAGATGTATACCGCCGCCGGAAAAGGCGACGTAGCTGGTATGGGGCTGGCGGCATTCAATGCAATGCCAATGACGGGGTATGCCAGGTTTGGGAAAACCATACCTAGAATAGAAGCACCGATGGTTGTAGACCAAGGCGTAAAGGGAGTTAGACAGCAATTAGCGGCTATGGTTGCAAGCGGCGCGTATAACAACAGCCAAGCTGAACAACTGCCCAACACCAAACCTGCGCGTACTCGCCCCGATTTTACCAATCGCTACAACACTCAGCTTAACCCGCAGGAAGAGAAAGACTATCAAGCATGGGCCGCCGCCAATAAACGAACCGGCGACGTGTTTGATTATGATCTGCGCGGGTTTTGGAAAGACGGCCAGACGTTTGCTGCAAACGGCCACGGCACTGACCGCTACAAGAAGCCCAACCACACAACGTTTAGCGACGAGTCCATGTATCACGGAGTCGACGGAAACATGGGCGGGCAATGGCAGAGGTCGCAGAACGGTGTTCGCTATTTACCGTCTGCCACCGTGATGCAGTGGCAGACGCCGGAAGATCTGCGGAAGTATTTCGCAGAAAAAGAACCAGGCGCGCAAGTTACGTTTATGCCGTTCAACAGCATGACGCAAAGGGGAAGATAGTAATGCCCGTAGATACAACCGCTACGCAGCATCAATGGATGCGCTATCAGTTTGTGCGAGACAACGGGCATGCTGATTTTGTTAACAAGGCTGATAAATGCAATAACTATTTTATCGGTCAGCAATGGGATCCGAACGACGTAGCGTTGCTGAACGCGCAACGCCGGCCGGCACTCACTATCAACAAAATCATTTCTACTATCAGTAATGTGTTGGGTGAGCAGATCCACAACCGGTCTGACATTTCGTTTCAGCCGCGTTCTGGCGCCCCTGCTGAGTTAGCGGAAACGCTGACTAAAGTGTTTCGGCAGATTTCGGATGCGAACCAACTGGATTGGAAACGCAGCGACGTATTTTGCGATGGCATCATCACCAGCCGTGGGTTTTACGACGTACGGTTGGATTTCACTGACTCGATGATGGGCGAGGTCAAGATCGATCATTTGAACCCCAAGAACGTGCTCATTGATCCTGACGCTGAAGAATACGACCCGGATACCTGGAACGATGTCTTTGTTACGAAGTGGATGACTTGGCAGGACATCGCGCTGCTGTACAGCAAAGCTGACGCTGAATACCTCAAATCGCGCGATGCGTCATTTTTTCCATACGGCTACGATTCGATTGAGCGAGAACGAGATCGTTTTGGCTTCTATTACAATAAGGGATACTACTTAGGCCCGTGGGATCAGGGGGACGTTATTCGTAACATCCGCGTGATTGAACGGCAGTGGAAGAAGCTGGATAACCAGAAGCATTTTGTAGATCTCAAAACCGGCGACATGCGCCCGATTCCTGAAGCTTGGGACGAAGCCAAGATTCAGATGATCTCTCAACAGTATGGCTTGGGCGTCACCAAGAAACTGGTTAAACGAATCCGTTGGACTGTGACCGCCGACAACGTAGTGCTGCACGACGATTGGAGTCCGTACCAGCACTACACTGTGGTGCCGTATTTCCCATATTTTCGCCGTGGCAAAACTGTCGGCCTAGTTGAGAATTTGCTCGGCCCGCAGGAATACCTGAACAAAGTCACAAGCCAAGAGCTGCACGTCATCAACACGACGGCCAATAGCGGGTGGATTGTTCAAACCGGACGCCTGCGGAACATCACCATTGAAGAGCTGGAGCAGCGCGGGGCCGAAACGGGTTTGGTGCTTGAAGTCGAAGGCTCGCCAGGCGATGTAGTTCAGAAGATCAATCCAAACCAGACGCCGTCGGGATTGGATCGATTCAGCTACAAAGCTGAAGAACATATCAAAAGCATTTCCGGTGTTACGGACTACATGTCCGGCAACGCCCGCGAAGACGTGTCGGCAAAAGCCGTTGCGGCGAACCAAAGTCGCGGCAGCCTTAACTTGTCTAAACCGTTAGACGGCATCGCCCGAACCGATTACCTGCTGGCGCGTAATATCCTGTCTATTGTGCAGGAGTACTACACTGAGCCACGGATAATGAACATTGTTTCTAACCGCGTGACCGGTGACGCGGAACAGATTGAAGTCAATCAGCCTGATCCCGCTACAGGCACTATTTTGAACGACCTGACGGTTGGCGAATTTGACGTCATAGTTTCGAGCACACCGCATCGCGAAACGCTTGAAGACAGTCAGTTTGAGCAGGCGGTGTCGTTGCGAGAATTGGGCGTCAAAATTCCTGATGACGTGCTCATCGAAAACTCTCGCCTTAACAAACGCGGCGAGATCATCAAGCAGATGCGTGACGCCTCGCAGACGCCGGAAGCGCAGTATCAGCAGCAGATGCAGAAAATGCAGGCAGAGCTCGAGTTGGCCAATCTTAAAGCCGAAGCTGCTCGAATCGAATCTGACGCCGGGCTCAAACAAGCGAAAACTCAGATGGAGAACGCCCGCGCGCAGAACGAGGCGCAGGGCAACCCAGCTGAGATGCAGAAGATGCAGCTGGAGATGGACGTTAAACGCCAAGAAGCTGAACTTGAAATGCAGCGCATGCGGATGGAGCTGGATTTCAAACGTCAAGAGCTGGCTCTTAAGAAGCAAGAGCTTGATATGAAGATTCAGGCAACGCAGATCCAGACTCAGGCTAAGGTTGAGCAGACGCATATTCAGTCGGCTGTCAAAGCAGACGCCGCACAGAATCAGATGGAGATGCAGCGAGCGCAGCATGAGATGGGGATGGAGCAAGGCGCTGCCAAACACGAAATGGGGATGACGCAAGCTGCGCAAAACCATGAGTTGACAATGAACATGCAAAAAGAACAAGCTGCGGCAAAGCAATCTAAACCAAAGGAGAGTAAATAGTGGCAGACGAAAACGATTTGGATCGGGGCGATAATTTTGCCCCGACTGGGGTTGACGCACCGGCAGCAGTTCAGGAAGCCCCTCCGGCTCCGCCTGAAGAAGAGCTTAAACTTGAGGAACAAGTTGCCGAGCCAGTAGCCGGGGAAGAGCAACTTCGTGACGACAAAGGCCGGTTTATCCCGAAAGACCGCTTTGACGAAGCGGTGCGCAAAGAGCGCACTGAGAAGGAAGCGTTAGCGAATCGACTGCGCGAGTACGAAGCTCGTGATCAGCAGAAAGCCGTTGCTGACGATTTTGCCGAGGCTCAAAAAGCCATTAAGGCCATGATCAAGCAGCATACGTCTCTGTTGGCGGACGGCGAACTCGAAAAAGCGTCTGATTTGATGGAACGGATTCTTGACGTTAAGGAAGCGATTTCCGAACGTAAAGCTGAATTCAAAGCTGACAACGCCAAGACCGCTGTTAAGGAAGAAGTTCGATATGACGCGGCGGTTCAGCGAACGGAAGCTGATTACCCCGCGATCAATCCTGAACATCCTGATTACGATCAAACTGCGGTGCGACGAGTGCAGGCGTACATGACCGGGTTGATGCAGAATGAGCGGATGAGTGCGACCAATGCGTTGCGCGAAGCTGTTGAAACTATTCTAGGAAAACCGGATTCAAGATCGGCAATCAACATCGGCAAAGCTGAAGACATTGGCATGCGGCGCAAGGAAGCTGCGGTGTCTAAAGCGATGGACGCAAAATCTAAACAGCCCCCGACTACTAAAGACGTCGGCGTTGATCATGATAAGCAGGGCGGCGCTCTTGATGCGTCGGCTATCATGAAAATGAATTGGGACGATTTTGTAAAACTGCCCGAATCCAAGCTTTCTGAAATGCGCGGTGATTTTGTGTAAACTAAACCCGCTCTCGTTTGCTCCCCCAGCATTCACCCCCGAAAGGGGGTGTTCTTTTTGTGGTGTCAATTACTTGTTGACGACTCTAAAGCTATCTAACTACAATCCAATCACTTCGCTGCAAACCTTGGCGACACAAGGTTTCGGGTCACCCACGTTACGGGCGTTCTCCTCGCGAGTAGCGGCGATAAAGCTACGGTGCAAATAAAATTTCTACTCTTTGTTTTATTTAGGAGATCGCCAATATGGCTCTGACTAATTTTGGTTTGCTCACCACCGAGCAGAAGACTATCTGGTCCATGGACATGTGGAAGCAGGCTCGCAACTACAGCTTCATCAACCAGTTCCTTGGCAAAGACGCTAACAGCATCGTTCAGCACATCACTGAGCTGAAGAAATCTGATAAAGGCGCCCGCGCAGTTATCACGCTGCTGACCGATCTTGAAGGCGACGGCATTGCAGGCGACCGCACGCTGGAAGGTAACGAAGAAGCGATGAAGAGCTACGACCAGGTTATCCGGGTCGATCAGCTGCGTCACGCCAATCGTCACGAAGGCCGTATGGCCGATCAGAAGTCGATCGTTGAGTTCCGCAACAATTCGCGCAACGTGCTGGCTTACTGGCTTGCCGACCGTATCGATCAGCTGGCGTTTCTCACCATGGCCGGCATTCAGTACAGCGTGAAAAATTCCGGCGGCACTCGCGTTGGCTCGGATCTGGTTGGCCTTGAATTTGCGGCGGACATCAAATCGCCTTCTAGCAAGCGTTATGCTCGTTGGGACGGCACTAGCTCCACTAAGTCGCTTGTTTGGGGCACCGGATCAAGTGCGGTTGCTGCGACTGACCTTCCGTCGTGGGAGTTGTTTGTACAGCTTAAGGCTTACGCCAAAGACAACTACATTCGTGGCGTCAAAGAAGCCGGCGGCGACGAAACGTATCATTGCTTTTTGAGCCCGCAGGCGATGGCGCGGCTTAAGCTTGATTCCACTTATCTGTTGAACGTTCGTCACGCTCAACCGCGCGGCGACGGCAACAATTTGTTTTCCGGCTCTTCGGTCAAGATTGACGGCATTTACTTCCACGAGTTCCGTCACGTCCCTAATACCCGCCTTGCCACGGCCAAGTACGGCGGCGGCTCGGTCGAAGGTTGCCAGATTTTGTTCTGCGGCGCGCAGGCATTGGCCATGGCCGACATTGGCGCTCCGGAATGGGTCGAGAAAGGCTTTGACTACGACAACCAGCAGGGTATCTCGGTGTCCAAGATCCTCGGCTTCCTGAAGCCGCAGTTCTACACCCAGTATTCCGGCGGTACTGTCGAAGACCACGGCGTCATTTCCGTTTACTGCGCGCAGTAAGCCGAACTAAAGGAGAATTATCATGGCAAAACTTATTGCTACTCGTACTGCTCAGTATCCGTTGATCGCTGAGTTTGTGTTCAACTACAACGATACGATGGTTGACGTTAACGGCGTCACCAAGACTTTTGGGTCGACGGCTGCTGATGCTGGCACCTTTGAAGTGATTCCCATGCCTGTGGGCGCGATTATCACGGGCGGTGAACTTATTGTCGAAACCGTTGCTACGGGCTCCTCGGCCTACACCGTGTCGGTCGGTAACGTCGTTTCGGCTACGGCGTTTTTGGCCGCAACTTCGGTGTTGTCGGCTGGTCGCACTGCTTTGACCGGTTTAGGCTACAATTCTTCAGCTAACACCGGTGGGAACGTCCGCATTACGATTGCGAATACCGTCAACGCCACGGCCGGTAAATTCCGCGTTCGCGTGGCGTATACCCTCGACGGCCGCATGAACGAAACCGTGATTCTTTAACGGTAGTTACGGTAAGGGGGCTTGTATAGCCCCCTTACTTCTTTAACTAATTGGAGGCTTTATGCCGTTTTTTACTTTGCATCGGAATTACGCATTACAGACCACCAAAGGTCGGTCGTTTAATTTTGTTAAAGGCGAGCCTGTATGGGTAACGCCAGAATGCGTTCCTGACGCGATTGCTATTGGGGCGATTCCTGAAGAAAGCGTAGCGGATGTACTTGGCGACGAATCTGCACCGCCGGTATATCTAACCCCTCAAGAGCGAGAGGCAAAGCTCTTTGCTGCGTTTGATTTGATGATCGCCCGCGACGAGCGAGGTGATTTCACCGCCAGCAACATGCCGCATTGCAAACGCTTGATTTCGATTGTCGGTTTTGAAGTGTATAACACCGAACGCGACGAAGCGTGGCAGAAATATAACCAGTTGAAGGCCGAATCTGCGTGACTTCTGACGAGCTGTACGACTTATTCCGCTCGGATGTAATGGATACGGCAGCGCCGTATCTGTGGAGCGATGATGAGACATACGCGTACATGAACGACGCGTATTACATGTTTGTGCGGCTTACCGGCGGTATTCCTGATTTTACCAGCAGTGCTTGTACAGTTACTGCGACGGCTAACCAAGCCACGGCGGCGCTTGATCCAAGTATTCTAGTTGTTCGTACGGCAACACTAGATCCGTCAGGCGACAAGGTTAAGGTCATCAACGCGCAAGATCTGGACAGCCTGAGCGACGAAGATTACGGAATGCTCAGGACTCTAAATTCGACAGTATCTAAAGGTAAAGTTAGATACATGGTGATCGGCATGCAAGCCGACGCCGTACGGTGGGTGAACATCCCTGATACGACGTACACCGTAAAACTTGTGATCGATCGTCTGCCGCGCACGACTATTTCAGATGGCGGTCAGACTTTTGAGGGCGTTAAGCCGCATCACCATTTTCATTTCCTTAAGTGGATGAGGCACCTTGCTTATTCAAAGCAGGATGCCGAGACATTTGATAAGGCTCGATCTCAGCAAGAGAAAGCCGATTTTGAAGCGTATTGCTCTTTAGCCAAAGCGGAGAAAGAACGATACAAACATAAAGTACGCGTCGTGGCGTACGGTGGCATTTAATTAAATGAGGGTGTAGCCATGGCTGCGATGTCAGATTATCTCGAAAACAAATTGATCGATCAGATCTTCCGTGGGCAGGCGTACACCTTCCCCGGCACGCTGTACGTTGCCCTGTTTACTTCGGCTACGACCTTGACTGATGCGGGCGGCGGCACCGAAGTTTCAACTACTGGCACCAACTACGCACGGTATGCTGTGGCTGGCTCGTTGGCCAACTGGGCCAGCACTCAGGGTGCGGGGACCACCGTGGCGTCTACAACTGGGACCAGCGGCACTACCAGCAACAACAACGCGATCACGTTCAACGCGCCCGGCAGCACTGCGTGGGGAACGATCCAGTATTTTGGAATCTACGATGCCTCGACGGGCGGCAACTTGCTTTTTTATGGTCAGTTGACGACTAACAAAACCGTGAATGCCAACGATGCTGCGCCGGCTTTCGCTGCTGCTGCGCTGAGCATTACGATCGACAACTAATAATGTCTGACGCGGTAACGGTAGCAGACAGCGACGTAGGTTTACGTCGCGCCTGCTATCACCCATCGCAAGACGATCCCAGATTTGTTGTTGTTGTCGATAAAGGCGTCGGTGCTGGGTATGTTGAGGTCAGAACAGACTGGCGCAGCACCGACGAACTTCGCAGTTACGCGCAAATGCTGCTTGACGCAGTTGAGTGGTTGGAGACTTAGAGCATGGCCATTACGACGCTTGACACGCTGATTGCATCGTCAAAGCAGCGCCTTTCGCTCAAAAAAACTGGAGCGCGCACGACCGTAGCTAGCGGTTGGTTTTCTATGTTTGATGTCGCCGGCGACCCGGGCGCAGGTACGCTTGCCGGGACCAACACGACGACGGGCGTTGTGCCTGATGACACAACCTTGGGCGCGGGGTTGGTCAATACGTTCGGCGGCAGTGCGCTGGGCTATTTAACCAACGTCGAGTTTGCCAACTCGGTTGCTAGCAGAATCATGGTTTTTGACATGTTGTGGAAAGCCGGGGCGTATGCGTTCAATGCCTCAACTACCGGCAACACCTCTACATCGTATTCGACGCGTGTTCCGGGCGGCACCGATTTTAGCGGAACGGAACTTTGGTTGGAGCAAGTAACAGCCGCCACGGGCATTCAAAACGTCGCGGTGACATACACCAACCAATCGGGCACGACGGGCCGCAGCACCGGCACCGTGGCAACAGCGGCCAATACTGTGGGTAGGATGTGGCAGCTTCCTTTGCAGGCCGGCGATTCTGGCGTGCAAGCCGTGTCGGGCGTTGTGGGGTCTGTTGCGACGGTCGGCACGTTCAACATTTTGGTGATCCGCCCGCTGTGGACAGGCCGCGTGCCGTTGGCCAATTTTGGGGATCTGCACGATTATCTACGGGTAGGTATGCCAAAGATCACAGACACGGCATGTTTGTGCATAGCCATCAATGCTGACTCGACTTCGGCTGGCCTTCCTGAGCTTTCACTAACTATCGCTAACGGCTAATGGCTGCGCCTCTCGCCGGAATTATTCCGGGCGGGTTGGGGGGTTCTCGCCGCCTTACGCCACCGCTTGGCTCACTTGACGCGGCTGCGGTCACCGCGTCTATCACGTTTGGCGACAACGCTCTTACCGCCGCTGCCTTAGCAGCTACATCGACTACGAGCGGATTAACGACCGCTATTACGCTAGCGACGTCTGCCTTAGCGGCTACATCGACTACGGCCGACCTGACTACCGCTATTACGCTAGCGACGTCTGCCTTAGCGGCTACATCGACTACGAGCAATTTGTCGACCGCTATTACGCTAGCGACGTCTGCCTTAGCGGCTACATCGACTACGAGCAATTTGTCGACCGCTATTAAGCTAGCGGCCCCTGCCTTAGCGGCTACATCGACTACGGCCGACCTGACTACCGTTATTAAGCTAACGGCCTTTGCCTTAGCGGCTACATCGACTACGAGCGGATTAACGACCGCTATTACGCTAACGGCCTCTGCCTTAGCAGCTACATCGACTACAAGCGGATTAACAACCGCTATTACGCTAGCGGCCTCTGCGTCTGCTGCTAGTTCAGCTAATGCAACTCTCACAATCCCGATTTATCTGGCGCATTCTGGTGCTATTGCGGCCGAGTACCCGTTATACGCCACAACGGCCGCTCAGACTGTCAACCCCATCAATCTTGAATACTGGGGGAACCTCAACAACCTACTGACCGCAAATGGCGTTTATGCGTCTGGCTCGCCGTACCAGCAGATAAACACGATCACGCTCACGGGGCTACCGACTTCACTGCCGGGAAGCGCGTCTTATTCAAGCCTCGCGGTTGAGGTGTACGGATACGCACAAAGAAACTTTGTACCCGGCGAGGACTGGGCGGCCGATGTAGGGCAGACGGTCATCACGGTTGGCGGCGTTGACTACACGTCGGAACCGGTTCTTGGCGGCGGGACAGGCGACTCGGTGAATATCTTACCACTGTCCCCCGGCTCGTTGTTTTTTGGACGGGTTTCTACTGGCGGGTATTTTGCTAACGGCGCGACAAAATTGGCGGGTGGCACCACGCTACCAAGCAAGGTCGTCATTAGTATCAGAGCGCTAACGTCTCCAGAAGCCGCCAACCTCCTTGCTTACATTGACTACGTTCGCGTCATTGCTTACACAGGAGCGACCGCGCTCGGTGTGCTTACTGTAGGGGCTCGTTTTGCCGCCTCTGCCTTAGCAGCTACGTCGACTACGGCCGACCTGACTACCGCTATTAAACTAGCGGCCTCTGCGTCTGCTGCTACATCGACTACGAGCGGATTAACGACCGGTGTTCGATTTGCCGCCTCTGCCTTAGCAGCTACATCGACTACGAGCGGATTAACGACCGGTATTCAACTCGCAGCGGCTCCAGCTTTTCAAACCCATACGCTGTATGCCTCATCGGTGACGCAGCAGCTAAACAACTTGTCCCCGGATTACATATATTCGCTCTCCTCCGTACTTGCTGCGGATGGTGTTTTCATAAGTGGGGGTGCGTATTATGTCAATACCCTGACGCTGACCGGGTGGCCAACTTCATACCCAGCGCGCGGCTTGATTGGCAGTTTTGCCGTTGAAGTGTACGGGTACGGCTCCCACCTAGTCCCGGAAGCCCCTCAGACCGACGACAATGTATCGTGGCGAGCGGCAATAGTCGTAGGTGGGGTGACGTATTACGCATCAGATTCTGGTCGGTTTCCCACGACGTATAGCAGCTCAGTATTTTTTGGCAGGCCGCAAGACAGCGCATATTGGTCAACTGGGCCCAACATAGGCGCGGGAACCCGCCTAACAAACTTCAGCACGCCACCTACTCAGGTTCTCGTTGACATAGCTGGCTCCCCCGGCCCGAGTGATGGGACTACTCCATTCGGGATTGACTACATCCGGTTAATTGCGACTGACCCCGGGTCGGTTGCCGTTGGCTGGCTGACGACAAACATTAAACTAGCGGCCTCTGCCTTAGCAGCTACATCGACTACGAGCAATTTGTCGGTCGGCGTTCGTTTTACCGCCTCTGCCTTAGCAGCTACATCGACTACGAGCGGATTAACAACCGCTATTACGCTAGCGGCCTCTGCCGTAGCGACGACAGCGATTAACGCGACTATTTCGGGGTCAGCAGCTAGTTTTAGCGGTATTGCGGCGGCGCAGGCGCAAACAACTGCTAACCTTACTACGGCCGTCCGTTTCAGCGCGGCTGTTTCGTGCGTAGTCATTACGGGCGCTGATCTAACCGCCCAAATACGTGCAAACGCGTCCATAGCTGCGACTACGCTGGCGGCGGCGTCGCTTACTACGCAGATTACGCTTGCCGCGCAAGCTTCTGCGCAAGCTAGTTCTACCCCCGCCATAACGACGCAGATCAAGCTAGTCGCGTCTGCAACGGCAAATACAAATACTGTTCTAGCAACGCTGAACACGGGTATTCCGCTCGTAGGTTCAGCATCTGCAACTACGTTGGTGGCGGCGCCACTTACTACGCAGATCAAACTAGCAACAATTTCGACGGGGTTTGCTTCTGCAAACGCAGGGCTGACAACGTCTATTACGTTAGCCGGCAATGCTGCCGCGCAAACAAGTTCCACGCCTAACTTACAGATAGCCGTTCGCTTTGCAAGCAGCGTCACGGCTGTTGTCCAAAGCGCGGCAGGACTGACTACCGCTATTAAGTTAGCGGCGTCCGTTTCGGCGGTCGTTACAGTTATTTCGCCGGAGCTTTTTGTCTCTTCATTCCGAGCGGCTGTTTCAGCGGCTTCTAATGCTAGCGCTACGCTTGTTCTCTACAAACTGATTTATGCGAACGCGACAAGCACCGCCGCCGGCACAGCGAAATTAACGTTTTCTTTCCAAGCCGTGGGCTCCGCTCGCGAAGTTATTTTTGTGCCTGCGGACGCAAAAAAGATGCAAGTAATTAAAGACGATGCGACAATTGTCGTACCACAAGATTTCGCCATATACGTTGATCGGCAATAGGAGAACCTTATGGCGCTATTAGGCAAATTCACAAAGCAGCCAAATGAAATCCTCGATTACGACGTGGATTTCACCAAATGGTTTTCTAATCGCACCGATGCGCCCGTGTCGTTCACCACTACCGTTCAAACCGGTATGACGCTCGTCGACTCAACCCTTGTAGGCAAAGTTGTCAAACTCGTTTTGAGCGGGGGCACTGACGGCAACACTTACAAAGTAACCGTGCGACTTACTACCAACATGAGCTTGGTAAAAGAAGCCGATTTCCAGATTAAGGTTAAAGAGACTTAAGTCTCTAACATCAGTCCAAGGATCAATCTATGGAACCAACACTTGTCAGCTCAGAAGATTTTCGACGTCTGGAACATAAAGTTGACAAGCTAGGTGACGCGATACAACGTCTAATACTAATCGAAGAACGTCAGAACACTATGGGAACGCGCATAGGTAAGTGCGAAGCTGACGTTGCAATTTGCGCAAACGATATTTCGCGCACTGACAGGAAAGTTGACCAATGGATTAATCGCGGCATCGGATTGTGGGCGGCAGCAGCGGCTTTGTACGCGATCCTTCAATACCTAACTATCAAAGGTACTTAAGTATGTTTGACATCCTTAGTGGGGGAATCCTAGGTTCTCTGATCGGCGGGCTGTTTAGACTCGCGCCTGAAGTCCTTAAGTTCATGGACAAGAAAAACGAACGCGGCCACGAATTACAGATGTTTGATCGGCAGTGCCAACTTGAGCAAACCAGAGGCGCGCAAAAACTATCTGAGATCGGCGCGGAACGCGACATGGCTGTTGATGTCGGTGTTATGGATGCGTTCAAAGCAGCTATCGAACAACAGACTGAGATGACCAAAGCAGCGGGCGGGTGGGTTGCAGCCATGTCTGCCAGTGTGCGGCCCGTAGTTACGTATTGGATTTTAGCGATCTGGTCTTTTGCTCATATCTGGTACGCGGTTACTGGGTACAACGCCGGGCTACCCCCAACTGAAGTTTTTAAGATGGTGATGAGCGCAGATTTCGCCGCGCTGGTTTCCGGAACACTCAATTATTGGTTCTTAGATCGGACGTTGTCTAAACGGGGTTTTGCGTGAATCTAGAATTCGCGGTCGCCCTTTGCGTAGAATTTGAAGGGTTTAGATCAAAACCGTATTTGTGCCCGGCGGGCGTGCCGACAATAGGTTTTGGGTCTACGTACTACGAGAACGGAACCAAAGTAACTATAGCTGATCCGCCGGTTACAAAAGATCAAGCCGCCGCGCTTTTGATGCACGAGCTTACTAAAGTCTGCGTACCCGGTGTTCGTCGCCAATGCCCGCAGTTGTATGCCAACGCGTTGACTACTGGTAACTGGCGACCGTTTAACGCGATTGTGGATTTTACGTACAACCTTGGTGTTGGGGCGCTCCAAACCTCTACTCTTCGGAAAAAAGTTAACGAGCAGGATTGGGAAGGGGCAAAAACGCAACTGTTGCGGTGGGTTCGGGGCGGCGGAAAAGTATTGCCCGGCCTTGTAAGACGTCGCAATGCAGAAGCAGCTCTGCTATAACACGCATCACTCTAATCTTTATCTGACAGGGGCTCAGACATGGCTAATACATTGTATGACAGCGCGCGCGAATTGTTTCTCAGCGGAGTACTTAATTGGTCGTCGACCGGCGGCAACACCGTCGCCGGCATTAGTGTCCCTGCTGATAATCAAACTTACAGAGTGATTTTGGTTGATACACAGTATTATAATTTTTCAGCTTCGCACACCACGATGGATCAAGTCGCGACCACCGCGTGGAGCTCTATCAGTCCGCAGACGCTTATTAACCGAACTACTACCGGCGGAGCCGCTGACGCTAGTGACGTCACTTTTCCCAGCGTGAGCGCGTTAAGCAACAATCTTGAAGCTATCATCATCTACTACGACTCTAATACGAACGTTACCACCGCCAGTACTAAAATACTAATTGCGTACATTGACACCGCAGCTGGTTTGCCGATTCAGCCTAATGGCGGCGACATCATCGTTACGTGGGACAACGGCGCTAACAAGATCTTCAAGCTTTAACGTTTTGTAAGCCCACATACTGAGACGATTATGTGGACCGACACAAAACCCGGACTGCTACATGCGGGGTTTGTGGGAAAACGTTTACGCAGCGTTTTGACGGGCGCCCCAAGACTTGTTCGCGGTCTTGCGCGCGCCGTCATGACGCTATGCGTGACGGCCCTCACAATTGGAAAGGCGGGCAATACAAAACTGCTAGCGGGTACATAAAGAAATTAGCTCGCGGTCACCCTCATGCGGATTGCCACGGATATGTGCCAGAGCATCGATTAGTGATGGAGAGAGTGTTAGGTCGGGTACTTCTTCCTACTGAGAAAGTTCATCATATGAATGGCGTTCGCGACGACAATCGCCCGGAAAATTTAGAGTTATGGTCTACTAAGACGCAGCCCAAAAAAGATCCGGGCGGGCAGCGGGTGAAAGACTTGATAGCGTACGCCATGGAACAGCCGGAGCTGGCTGACATGGATCTAGGATCGATCGAAGCCGCGTTTCGTCGCGTCTTCTTAGGCGAGGAATAAACATGGCAGCAGCGGCGCGATATTGGCGGATTGGGCTACGTGATTTTTTTGCCAGCTACGGCGCTCGCTACCTCCCGCTTGCGTCTCTTAAGCTATACAACGCGGCCGGGACGCAGCTGACGCCTAGCTCAACTTCGATGCCTGAAATTCGGTCTGGCGATAGTACGTCAAGCTTGACCGATAGCGACAACGCCACTACGGCAACTATGACGTTTAGTAGCGGTTCTACGTTTCAGTATATCACGTACGATTTTGGGACCGGCGTCACGGCTCTGGTTGACTCGTTTTTAATCCGCATCAGTTCGACAGACCCGACGACCGGAGTAAGCGGGGCAAGAACAGTAGCGTCAAGCGTGGATATAATCATCCAAGCGTCTTCAGACAATTCTAATTGGGTGGTGATCAATTCCGCTGGCAGACCTATGAAAGCCGAAAACACGGATTACCGTTTTGCGGGGGATCCGGATTCACTTTTAAACCCGGTTCCTTCACGCACTGAAGTCGGCGGGTTTGGCGGGATTTACGGTATCGTGTCTGAAGATGGGACGGCTCTAGGCAACCGCCCAGTTGTTTTGCTCGATAGATCTGATTTTTCGCGCATTGGCTACACGACTACAGATTCTAGCGGAGGGTATGTCTTTAGCGGCCTTAATACGACGCGTGAGTACACCGTATTATCTGTTGACCCCAGCGGCCCCCCGTACAAGAACGCGTTAATTTGGGACCGTATTGTTCCTATCAACGCTTCCGGCGTTACGCAAACGCAAAGCCCGTTTTGGGCGCGACGTTTGCGCGATTCAAAATTTGGTTACAGCCTTGCCCTGACTAATTATCTTGACGGCTCAAATATCAACGACGCAGAAACCGCTCCCGGCGGCGTCAATTATTTATATTACGACGTACGATACCAAGGCGGGTGGTTAAATCCGGCGATCGACGGGCTGGCGACATATTCAACCGACGGCGCGTCCGGGGCGTTTAAATTTCTGAAAAGCGGCCTAAGCGGACTTGTTGCTAGCGGCGCCGGTGTTTTTGGAGCAAACGCCGCAAACCAACCTGATAATTACGAGTCGTTAAGTTTTGAATTGATTTGTATTCCTCCAACTGGTAGCGAAAGAGATCTTATCGCTACATGGGGCGGAACTACGAATGACTCTAATGCCACTAGCGGCCCCGACAGTATGAACGGTACATATTCAGATGATCAAGCAATTGTGGCCGTATCCGTAGCTATTCAAGTTACTACGAGCACCATAAACGTGCGTATGTCACTTGGCGCGATTAACCAACTCTACATAGTTCGTGCTTCGACATCTTGTGTGCAAAGCCAAATTAATCACATTGTGGCAACGTACTCGTACGGCAACGAAATCAAATTGTATTTAAACGGGTCACTTGTACAGACGACAAGCATTCCTGGATCAGGCAGGCTGTATACTTGTTCAATGAACTGGGGTGGGTCGAGCTATGACATAACTACCGTCTATCAATCTGTCACCTGGCAACATACTTCAAACCCACAAGATGCGGCGCGGCGAATCAATCAAGTTGCGGTAGTAGGATCAGGCGTTAACTCGCGCGCAAATCTATACACCGGCACTCTGCGAACCTTGCCTCCTTGGGGCGGGTATTTTGGGTGCGCTAACTTTTTTGGTCGTGTGTTAAGTTCGACCGATGTTACGGCTTTATACAATTCGCTAATCAACACTTCTACTCATTCTGTATCTTCAACACAGTCTGGCTATGCGGCGGCAGTAGAAGCCGATAACCCGTCTTATTATTTTAGACTGAATGACGGTTCTTTTTCGGCGTCCCCGGTAAAAGCTGTTGTAGGCCGCAAAGACATGCCGCTTACATATCGTTCGGGAACAACGTTCGGCAACGCGGCTAATTTTACTTCCGGGCAAACCGCTGTAGATTTTTCAAGTTCTGGTGGCGCGTATGTGTACGGCAGTCCAATTTCATCGACGTTTACCGTAGAAATGTGGATAAAACCAACGTCGCTTACAACCGCCGGATATTTGTTGTCTGCGATGACTTGGTATCAAGCAAAGCCGTTACTGCTGCAATTGACGACAAGTGGTAAGTTAGTCTTAACCATAATTGAAACATCAGGCACGACTAACACGTTCTCGTTTGATCATACAGCGTTGTCTGTCGGAAGCTCGTACCACATCGCTATTACGTACGACCCGTACACTGACCACAATACAAAACTTTACATTAACGGGTCGCTTGCCAGCACGTTGACAACGGGCATATTTTCTATTTCCGATCGCGTGACTCTTTTAGGCATTGGGTGTAACCCGCAGCCAGGTGACTTCTACGGCTATTCAATGCCAAGTATAGGTTACAACGATGATCACGCCAGAGTCGTGATGGGCGAATTTGCTTGGTACAACTACAAGTTATCGGCGAGCCGCATTCAAGCGCATTACGACGCGCGTAATTATTAGAGCGCGTCGCCATGCCGGCCGGCGCTGATTTTGCATCGAGTGTTTCCGGCCAAACAACAGCTGTAGGTACATTACGTACTGACTTTTCTTTTGTGGGCACGTATACCGTGCCTACTGCCGCTAACGTAGGGTTTTACTTTGGCGGTGCGCTTGTTGTCGGCGGAGTCAGCGTTGGTGATTCCTCACAATACGGGCCGCAAGCAAAAGCTGCAAACAAAGCTCAAGGTGTTCTAGCTAGCGGTTTTGCGCCGGCTGTATACGGTCGCGAAGTTGTATGGAACTACGTCGCTAACGCCGGAGCGGCAGTAAATTTCCCGTTTACCGCATCGTATTCGATTTCGGTCCCGCACACGTCGTTTTATTTTGGCGGTCAAATTGTTGTCCCCGGCGTAAGCGCCGGAGACACATCTGTCTTCGGGGCTGAGACAAAAGTAAAAGCCCCGCTCTTAATACTTTGCCAAGATTTTGGTATTGCCCCCGGCGTCGTTGGACGACCGCGCACCAGCGGTCGCGCCGACACTGACTTTGCTTTTACCGCCAGCTACACGCTGCCGCCAGCAGCGAACGTACCGTTTTATTTCGGCGGTCAGATAGTAGCCAACATTCTTGGGGCCGACTCAAATCAATACGGCCCGTTAACTAAAGTTTCCAACAAATCTTTGTCGCTAACGCCTGTAGGTATATACCAAGGCGTTGTTAGTCGAGCGCGGGCGTACATACGATCAACCAACGGCGCTCAAGTTGATTTTGAATTTGTAGCTACGTATTCCGCACCAGCGGCGACAACGGCTAATTTTGTATTTACCAGACCTGGACTTGAAGCCGGCGTTTCAGCAAGAGCGTCGGCTACTGCTGACTTACAAATTGGTAACAGACTAAGCGCGTCGGCATATGCGTCGGCGTCGGCTTTTGCGCTTGAATTAATCTCTCAGCCGCGCGTTGAAAACGCTGGCGGTATCAATTCGGCGGCGTTCGGCAATTTGTTTGCCTCAACTAACCCGCAATTTGTCGTAACTGGCGGCGTCAATCAGCACGCTGTTGGCGCTCCTACAGTTTCGCTGCGAATTCGTTATCTCTTTCCGGAAAGCATAGCGTATAAATTTACGTACGACGCGTTTGGCAACGCAGCGTACGTATCGGACGCAATACGTAAATTAGTACCGCTCGGATACGACAGTTCGCTTTTTGGCGCACACGAAGTTCGCCGCAACGAAACTATTGTCGACGTAGAAGGTAAGGGGATTAAACCCCCGACTCAAATCAATTTCCCGTCGGTTACTTTTTACAGACGGTATGTTCTATACGTAGGTAAAATTCCACCCCCGGACATAACCTCACCTACAGCATACAACCTAAAACAGTATGTAACCCAATACTACAATATTGTTTTCCCGCCTATACAGGATAAATACGGCGTACCTTCAGTTGTTAACCGCAACCGAACGGTATTTCCGGATGGCTGGAATTCGCTAAAACTTGCATGGTTCCCGGCCAGCCTTGGCCTTACCCCTACTAGATCACCAGCGCCTGTAGGCTTTATATCAGAAGCGATCGGTAGTGGCGCAAAAGTCGAGCTAAAAAAACGTGTGGTGGCGGCAGAAGGAATACCGCCATTATATTTCCCCCAATTTAGCCAAGTTTATAACTGGCGCAAAATAGTTTACCCCGTTGCGATCTCGGCTCCGTACCCGCCGGTCCCGATCGTGTCCACCAATACACAATGGGTATACCAATGGGGGCCCAACGCCGATACAGCGTTTGGCAATTCGTTTACTGCATACAGAATCCGGTATATCACCAGCTTTGCCGGACTGGCTCCCCCCAACGTACCGCAGCCGCGCGTAGGCAACTTCACGCAATACGTTGTACCGGTTGGTCGCGATATGAGCGATGTACCGGGCATTGAATTTGCATTAGCGTTTTTTAATGCGGCTAGACTTTGTTCCATCTATTCATTTGCTAGCGGTACGCCGACCGTAGTAAATAGAAACCGTCAAATATACCCGCAATCGTCGTTTTATTTTGACTTCCCGCAAGTTGGCCGACTTAATTCTGTTTTCAACCTCAAACGGTTTGTATATCCGTCGTCTTTTGTAGCGGCAGGCCATAGTGCACTCACTGTAGTAGTGCACAAAACACAACTAATCTATGTTACGGGCAATATTGCCCCGCCTAAAATTAGCGAATTGCACGAAGTTCGTGATCCAGCGCCCAGTCTGCCTCGCGCGCAGACTGTAAATCTCGACTCGTGTGGGATCCCATCAAAAGCTACGGTATCAAGTCCTTCGGTTCAAGGTTCCCCGTTACCGAACGGATGGGCCAGTTTGATATTTGGAAGTCCTTCTGTGCGCGCTCAAGGTGCGCGCCCTTATTGGGATTTCCCTGATAGCGATTTTCAATGGGGGACGCCGTCTGTCAACGGCACGCAGACAATCAGCGTCGAGTCATTTGCTCGGTACGGCGTCGGGTATCCTCGCGCTACGCCGTGGGTCATCTGGTGTACGGGTGATGTTCCGCCAAATTTGATTGCCGGGTATTCCGCGTACGGGGCCGGTAATAATTTCCAACAAGTTGATTCGTATTCAAAATTTGGCACGCCGTCAGCGTCTACTCCAACGTACCCCAAGATTCAGGTTTACGGGATAGCCGTAATTGAAGATGCTGTTGGGCTGGATACTTTAGTCACTAACCGCCGTCGGCGGCTTTACCCTACCGGAATTAAGCCGCCACGTTTCGGTTACCCGGAGCTACCAGATAGCAAGTTTGTGCTTGTTAACTCGATTGATCCGCCCCAATCCGACACCGATACGGTGGTCGCTTTGGCTCAAAACGCATCGAACGTCGCGTTGGCGCCGACCAGCGTTTTACCTCCAGATTTGAGCCAGACCGAAACAAGAATTGAGAATTTCAACAGGCAAGTTTTACCCCAAGGTTTTGTGGCCACGATTTACATGGCGGTTGATGAAACACGACCGGTCGTCTATCTCAAACCTCGCGGCCCCAAACCGACAGGCTGGGTCAACACGTCGTGGGGAGTTCCTTTGGTTAGTTACAGGATAAGAACTGTTTACCCCAGCGGATCGGATTCGTTTACGTCGGAGTACAGTTTGGGGTCGTTCAACGACAGATTGCGCGTTCGCCGAGATTACGAACGCGGCTACCCTACTGGCATTCCGCCCGGAAACGTAGGAAGTTCTTCCTCTGTCAAAAATAACGTACAGGTAGTCACCGCGTATATGATCGCGCCGCCTAGATGCGACGTGGGCCATCATCTCGCAGTCTCTAATATAAGTTAGACAGCACTTAGGCGCTTGATCTAAAATCTAAATTATGAAAAGTTCCGCGCAAACAATTCCGCTCGGCCCATGGCCTAAAGGAATTCAAAACATGAACGACCCAACAGCGACGCCAAAAGGCGCGTTGATTGAGGCGGTCAATGTTTTGATTAACTCTGACGGGTCAATCGAGCCTCGGCGTGGGTACAGCTTGGCTACGGCTGGCGGCAACAGTTTGTTTAGATGGAACAGCCGCACTTTTGGGCTACTCAACAACGCAGTCGTTGAGATTTTTGATACGTCTGCCAAAACACTTGGCGGCCCCACTATCCAAGGCAAAGTTACTTGGTCTGTGTTCAACGATCGCCCGATGTTCACGAATATGGACGGTGTTGGGCTAGTAGTCGGCGAGTCAGTAGAGATGCTGACTATTCCTGCGCCGATGGCGCCTACCGGCGCTACCATTCCTGTTGCCGACATGTACATAAGTTTTGTGAACAAGTATGGGAATGAAGGCCCGCTTGCTCCTTACTTTGGGTCGCTACCGGCGTTTCCTACGGACATAGCAGGCGCTAATTTGTATCGCCGTCAAGGCGATACGATTTACCGCACTAACGGACAGACTGACAATGTGGGGCGTCCAGCAGAAATCCTTAATCTTGCTGGATTACCCGGCGGCAAATACGCGCGGTATTGGCGCGGGCGCGTTATCGTCGCTAGAGGCCGTACTTTGTTTTTCTCCGAACCGTTTAATTACGCGTTGTATAACCGCAGCGCTGGGTTTGTGCAGTTTGAGTCAGCCATCACGTTTATAGAGGCTGTTGAAGGCGGTGTGTATGTTGGCCTTAAGAACAACGGCGTTCATTTTCTTGCTGGCGCTACTCCAGAAGACTGGAAACGGACAGTCGCCGATCTCGTCGAGGCTCAACCCGGCGCCTCCCTTTTGGTCCCGACCAGCCAAATGAAACTGACGCTTCAATCTAAGCCTGAGTGGGTAGCCGTATGGTTTACCGACAAAGGTTTCGCGGTGGGTCTACCGTCGGGTAACGTCACTTACCCGCAGGCAGATCTGTTGGGCGGTCTTCCGCTCGGAATTGGTTCCCTGCACTTTGAGGGGGATCGCTTAATCGTTCTGTCTCAATAAGGAGATTACCTGTATGAAGCATATGAAAGAGATCGCTAAGTTTATTGATAACGGCGATTACGTAGAGACTGATGGCGGGCTTTTGATTCATGGCGCGATTATGGGCCGTGGTCGGTACATTCACAGCGTCAACGGCAAAGACGAACAGGTAGACCACAACCTGATTCCGACCGAAGGCATCACGTACATTTTGGGCGCCGCACTTGGTGCAACGTCAAAAATTTCTACGTGGTATCTGGCGGTTTTTTCCGCTGCGGTGACTCCCATTGCTAGCTGGACGGCGGTAAATTTTCCGTCCAACGCGTCTGAAATTACCAGTAACACGGAAGGCTATTCAAATACTACTCGCCCAGCTTGGACCCCGGGCTCTGTGTCAGCGGGTGTAATCGGCAACCTGTCTAGCAAAGCGGTGTTTACCATTTACTGCTCGACTAGCATCAACATCTCCGGCGCCGCGCTTCTTAGTAGCAACACTAAAGGTGGGACGTCAGGCACGCTGGTTTCGGCGTCTCGATTTGGTACTGCTCGTACAGTTAATAGCGGTGATGCGTTTGAGCTTGGGTATGAAGTCGAGTTGATCGACACTTAGTGTAATGACCGGCTTTTCCGGGCGGATAATGCTGGAAGGCGATGTCGAGGGGGCGAGAGCTCACCTCGATGCCGTCATGAAACTGGCGAATACGCTTGGGCAATGGAAGCAGACTCAGGGCATAAGCTCCGTCACCAAAGCATACGATCTTGGTGGCGGGGCTTACGCCGTTATTGCCGACCTTTCAAACATGAGAGCGCTGCAGATTGTTGTCCCTCCCGCTGGGACAAGCGTGGTGTTTCCCGTTTCGGAAAGAACATCGTTCTATCCCAACAGGGCTGGCGTGGCCGATGTAGTTAGCGGGCGTGTTTCTATCAACACGCTAGAAACTGTCACTGAAACCGTCACTAACAACGATGGGTCGGTATCTACAGTCGTATACGATTTACTGAAAGGGTTTGTACCAACTACCCCTACAGAAAACCGCTACACCGACAGATTTAGGCGCAAACGCCTAGCTATAGAAGAATCGCCGCTGTTTACTAAAATTGGCGCAAACCCGTCAGTCAAATATTCGCAATACGCGCATGTGTGCGCGTCAAATTATTCTGGCGGCATGCGCAAAATCGTCCAGCTGTTATTTGGTATGGGCTATGTGTTGCAGCCGACATACGAAGAAATCTGGGGCGCGACATTAAACAAGCCTACGCTAAGCGAAGAACTTACGCCGGTTGGCTCGCATACGACGCAAAAAACTAAAAGCAGTTTCGGGCTGTACGACGGCCAAGACGTTGTATCCATTCGCGTTGAATACGACTACCGGTTTCCCAAAACACACGGCGTGGCATTTGACAGCACCGGTGTGCCGTGGCTTATCGAAGTGGGAACACGAGGCGTACACGCTATGCCTCTGTATATGGACCCCGTGTCTCAGACCGTAGAAGGGCAAAAACGGTACAAAGAGGTTAGCCCGGAACTGACTGAGTTCCTTGAAGAATTTAACGGCATTCCGCTAGGGGTTAATTTCCCCGTTTTGGAAGAGTTCACGTTGTGGAAGAACGCCGGGGAAGTAGTAGAACTCATTTCCGGTGCCGCGATGGGCGGCTTTTATGGTAAATCGGCGTTTAGCTCCATACTTGGGTGGGCGTTTAACAGCCGAGGCACCGAAGCTCATAACACCGTACATGACACGGGTTCTGGCGGCGTTAAGCGCGGATACCATTACAAGCTGTCTATCAACTTAGTGCGGGCTGCCAAACTATCCGCGCTGTCTGCCAGCAGAGGCGAACTTGCCGTCAAGTTCACAAAATTATACGAAATCAAGAAATGCCAAAGAATGACTGAGCTAGAAGCGGCCACCATTCTTATGACGTACAAATTTGAAGGCGATACTGCTGGCCGCAAAGCGTTCGACAAACTTGTCGTAGCCCCTAATTTACAAGGTACAGCTGTTCTGACCGTCGTCAAAACCGGGTACTTGTATCATCCGGCGTTATTTCACGGACAGCCGCAAATCAAATTTCCTGAACCGATTGTAGATGGTTTGATTTCGTATGATTTTAGTCCGACTGAATACCCGTTCAGCGGCACGGCTCCACGATGCGACACCCCAATGTTTGCAACCGTGATCGACGACAACGTCGAAACGGTAAACTATTTTTATGACCCGAATCCATCTCCGCAAATTGTGGCGGAAAACACACGAGGGGACTGCCAGTATACTGGAAGCTGGACCAGTTCAGTAACTTTTAGTAGCGGCCAACGAGTGTGCGGAAATTTTTATTCGGCCAGATGGGATTGGCGCAAAGAACTTTCATATGAAGAATCGTTCACCAAGTACACAGGCAAAAAGCTTAGTGTCCAAGGTTCAGCGGTGGTGCCCTATTTTTATGGAAGATGTATCACTGTATCTACAGTTGTTAATTTTTGGATTACCAGCACTACAACGGCGATTTCCGCAAAAAGCCTTGATGTGTCTGTAGCTATTCCGTTTAGCGACCGTACAGCGTATTACATGGCTAAGATCGAATCCAATAACGGAACGTCGGTAACTGAATCCGGTTACAGCGAGTCAACTACAGGCCCGCATTACGAGCAATGGGAGATATACAACTTCTTTTTTCACTGGGCCGAAGGCTGTGGAAAACCTTACAACGGCACTATCAATTGCATAGCCAAGAAAGTCTACGAATGGGATGTCGACTCGTGCGTAAGCGAAGATGTCTCCGATCAGTTTTTCTACACTGTGTGCCCGGCTACTGGTTACGCAAACACTAAACTTACGCAGACAGCCCCTTGGGGCAAAGGGATCTTGGGTTCCGTATTGTGGCCAAATATTCAATCTCCCCGGTCGTACAGCACCCTTATCAAACCAGCAATTTCTGTCACGTCGTATGAGATACGGATGGTTAACGATTCCGGTCTTGGTGAATTTGTTTGCGAATCCGCCACCGTGAACAACGCCAGTATGTGGTACGACACCAATATGGATGGGTGGTGGTGGAAGTCGTCTCCTGACGAACAGTCTGGGGTCACGCCGTACATGGGCGTGATGTCTTCCGTACTTGGCCAACCGATCGTCAACTACCACACTGACATGGATCAGGCTACAACGGCGCACGCTGGCAAGCCAGATAACATGCACGCTAGCACCTATGCTTGTTACACCGGAGTAATTGAGTAATGGCTACAGTCACGCAAATACAACGGGAAACAGCGTCTTTTCGCACAAAAGAACCGCGTAACGATTGGGGCTTTTTCTTTCGAGACTCGGCGCAACTTAACGACCGAGTTACTCCACGCGCTTCAACTGTGCAGCGCGACACAGCCGAGCTAAATGATCGCACAACACAGAAAAAATCTGTTGTTTGGCGCGAAACAGCGCGATTTGTAAGTAGATCGGCGGGCAGTGTCCGAATCACGCTGACATACCGCGATTCAGTCTCGTTACTTTCTCGTGCTCTTGAAAGTATCAGGGTTACGCGCACGCAGCGAGACACGGCGGAACTAAACGATCGTAGCAGCGGTAAAGCGCCGATTGTGTTGCGCGAATCCGCGATTCTTAACGATCGCACGACGTTTGTAGGCAAGCCCACTCGTACGTTAAGAGACACGGTCGCTATCATTAGTCGGCTTGCTAACCCAGCCGCTCTGTCGATCCGTGAACAGGGTGTTCTAAACGATCGGGCGACATTCAAGTCCATCAGCACTGTCAGTATCCGAGACAACGCACAACTAAACGACGCGACTACCCGAATCGTCCATGCCGTAGTTGCGTATCACGAATCGGCAGTAATACGCAGTGCAGCAACGCCAAGACTTACGATCAGACCGGTCGTGCGCGATCGCGGCGACCTAAGCGACAACCCTGTGGCGCCGGCGTCTGGTAGGGCATACACCTGTTCTGTAATTACGTGGGGTATGTCTGTTTGGCTCACTTTCCCATTTGAGTCTATGGCCGGCAATTTCGTATCGACGAACAATTTGTGGCGCCTAAACGGCCTCTCCGACAACGGAGTTCCGTTTGAGTCTTACATCCGTACCGGCGTTATGGATATGGGGGCGGATAGGTTCAAACGTATGTCAGCGCTGTACGCCACGGGGTACAGCGACTCTAATATGACCGTCACGATTACGGGCGACGTCAACGGCGGACGAGAGTCGTACGATTACGATATGCAGCTACGCGACCAAGAGGATTATAGGAACAACCGGGCGATCATAGGTAAAGGATTCCGCAGCCGGTACATCCAGATGAAAATTGGCGCAACATCAGTACAATACAAACTCTTAGACGCAAGTGCTGACGTGGCCGTAACTGCACGGAGAGTGTGATGGCAATTCAAGATGTTATTGCGGCTTCAGTCTCTAATACGTTTGGCGCTCGTTCGGCCAGCGGCACGGCTGCGGAAGGGCAGCAGCAAGCAACTAGCGTCGCGAATTCGATCATCTCGACCGTTAACGACAAACTCGGTCTTTTTAGTGGTTTTGGCGATGATTCTTTAGATGACGCTATTTCCGCCATCACAGCCCTAGGCGCGTTTCATCCGGCGCAGTTCGCGGTTGAGTTTACTCCGGCGCAATTCACTAAGCCGAGCGTCTTTCCGCTAAATTCGTTCACCCCTTCGACTAACCGGTCTATTTCGCCCGTTGCGCCGCCTGATCTGTCGTTTGACTTCTCTTTTACGGCGCCGACTTTCACGTCGGTTGATGCGACAGCGCCGACTGATTACTCACCGGTATTTCCAAGTGCGCCTCAAATCAGTCCTGTGTCGGGCGCTCCTGTCGCCCCCACGATTACGGACGTAGTGCTTCCGGAAGCGCCGATCATTTCTTTACCGGCAGCGCTGCAACTGAGTAACCCTAACGCTCCGCAACTTAAAGAGCTCAAGCTGCCGCAGTTTACGGTTCCGACGTTGCCTGTATTTTCGCCCTTTACTGTAGACGCCGCACCGGATGTGCCGACACTTTCGCGAGTGTTTGACGGGTCGTCCCCTAACTACGTACCGGTATTTGACGTAGGCGCTGCGGCCGAAGCTTGGGCGGACGATTTTGCGGCGAAAGTAGTCAAAGCGTCTAACTTCGCGTTTGCGTCTAACTCTTCTAAATGGGCAGCGCGAGGGCAAGCGCTGCCGGTAGACGCAGCGCTGGGGCAAGACGACTACGTCAGCATGATGCAAGGACTCATCAATGGCGGAGCGGAACGCCGCTATTTGATTGACAAATACGGAGCCGAACGACTTGGCGTGAAGTTAGTCGCGCCGCAGCTAGTCAAAGATTCGCGGCGGTATTTCGACATCAACGTAACTCAAGGCGAGAAACAATCTTTTGAAGTAGACAAGATTTATCTGTCGTCCGGCATTCAGTTACTGAATTCCGTAAGCAACTTGTACAACGCTCGTGTTCAAGCGTTTGGGCTGGAAGTTGAGCTATACAAAGTCAGCGTACAATCCAAAATGGCCGAGTTGGAAAAATGGAAAGTTTTGGTCGATGCCGAAAATAGTAAAGCCCGGTTTAATTCTCAGCTGGCGCAAAATTACGCAGCAATTACTCGAGCTAGCGCATCTGCGGCCGAAATTTACCAAGCTCAAGTCGAAGCGTTGTACGCCAATGTCGAAACGTACAAAGGCAAAATTGAAGCGTTTTCAGCGCAAGCTGAAATTGCGCGTTTCAAACTTGGCATCTACAAAGGTAAAGTCGACGCTTACAATGGCGAATTATCGGCGTATCAAGCGCAATTTCAGGTATACGATTCTAAAGCCAAATCTGTAGCGGCGATAAATGAAAGCGCGCAAGTGAAGACCCAAGTGTCTGTAGCCAAGATGGCCGCCGCCGGAGCCAAGAATGCCGCTGCCGCACTTAGTATTGAGTTGGATGCCGAGCGGCTCAAACTTCAGGCGCGACAGCTGGGCGCAACTTACGAAAATGCGCGGCTAAAAAACACGCTTGAGACTGTTAACGCGCAGATTGGCAGTGATCTTGGCAAAAATAAGATCATTGAGTGGGCTACGAAACTACCTCCGATCTCGGTATACAACGAATCAATCGCCGACATGGCACAGTCCGCTGCGCGGTACTACAACCAATCGTCTGACTCTGCTTACCGTGCGGCTGAGCAAGGGTTTCGAGCGCTGACTGTAGCCACCGAGGCATCGTTGATCGCCCAAGAATCTGCCGCCAAAGCAGCAGCGTCGTTGGCACAAGGTGCGTATTCTGCGCTGTCTGTCAGCGCTGGGCTTAGCGGAGCCGGGCATGTTAGCGGGGCTGAAGAACGGTCCGATCGTCTGTCGCAAAGCTTTAGTGACACGCTGTATTCAAGCGAAGAACGAATTACGACGTTGGGAGCGTAAGCCATGGCCCTTGCCGACACCCAAATTGAGTCCGTCACTGATATTGTTAATTCAAAGCTGGACCTTATCCAGCAATGGGCTACAAAATCAAAATTGGCTGCGGATACTGCGATTGACGGCGTAGGTACGTTTACATTGCCGGGCATCAATATGGCCAGCATTGGCAACGTCGATTTTGGCGAACCTAAGCAGCTTTCTGGTTTAGGCAGTATCCCCGATCCGTCAGTAGAAAATAATCCCGCATCAGTTACGTTTACCGCGACGGGTAATGTGAGCCAACCGGATCTGGTCGATATTCCGTCAGCGGTCTACGCGGCTCCGGTAGTGCCTGATGACCGACCCTCTATTACTTTGCCGCAACCTCCCACGGCGTACCCGGTCGCTGCGTTACCTACCCAACCTACGCCGGACACGGTAGTCGATGTTAAAGCGCCCGTGATAACTGCCACGGCGCCACCGGCGCTTGTACCTGTGACAATCCCGACGATTGAGTTTCCTACGATCCCGCCGTTTAGCGTTGCGTTCCCTCAAAAAAGCGTCGCCAAACAAGATCTTGACGCGAAAATGGCTAAGATTGATTCTTTGATTAGTTCAGTCGATTCGCGCCTTGTAGCGTTGCGCAATTCAAGTTCGTCTTACGACACTGGGTTGCGGGCCAAATTAGCGACGTTTGAGGACGACCTTAGATCAGGTATAGAAAGCCAACGCGCGCGTATGGTTCAAGAAGCCGCGTCAAACATTGATTTTGAGCTGACTCGCGAAGTGCGCAAAGTCATGGTTGAGTACGCCGCTAGAAATTTTTCTTTGATTCCTGGCATGGCCGTGGACAAAGTTAACGAGATAGAGCTTCTAGCGTCCAGAAAGCTAATCGAAGAAACGTCAAAAGTTAACACCGAATTGAGCGCCCAAGCAGCTGAAGACGCGCAGCTGTTTGCCAATATGTATTACGAGCTTGAGCAGAATCTGATCGACGTGTATCTGCTCCAATTGGATGAGCAAGTCGAACTCGAAAAAATTCGTGTTCAAGCTCAAATTGAGTTGTTTAACGCCACGTTAGCTTTGTTTAACGCCGAACGTTCTGACCGTCAGATGGTCGCCGAGGCGTACAAAGCAGAACTTCAAGCCAATTTGGAATTGGTTGGTGCGTACAAAGTTCAGGTTGAGGGCGCTACGGCGGACGTAGCCGAAAACGATGCTAGAACTCAAATTTACAACGCTCAGGTCGAAGCGCTACGTCCGCAAATAGACGTCTACAAAGCCGATATTCGCAAGGCTCTGCTACCGCTTGAGCTTTACAAAACGCGTTTGGCCGGGCTTAAATCTCAGTCTGACGTTGCTCTGGGAAATATCGAAGCATATCGAGAAGCCGTTAGAGCGTACGTAGCGGCGGTTGACGCTTCATCGTCTGAAGTAAAAGCCTACGCAGCTCAAGTACAAGCAGTTTCATCATCTGTAGGAGTGTCCGAGACGAACTCCAGAGCTTATACTGCGAACATACAAGAGTTACTTAAAAGATCAGATACTTCTAAGACTTTTGTTGCAGCGCAGTCCGACGTGATGAACGCTAATTTGCTGACGTTTAGAACTGCGGCGGACGTTAACGAAAGTTTTGTGAAAGCGCAGGCGGCACGGATAGCGGCGCAAGCTGAATTGGTGTCGACCAGAACAAACGCGTACGGCCAATATGCCAACGCGCAATCTGTGGTCAACAAAACGTTTGCTCAGCTTAACGAGGCTAAAATGTCTAACAGCATGGCCGCAGCAGAACACGCTTCTCGCGTCAACGCGCTGAATGCCCAAGCTCGTGCTGAGCAGGAGAAAATGAACGCCGGGGCTTTGGCCGCCAAGGCTCAGGCTCTTGCTGGTTTGGCGCAAGGCGCGATGAGCGCGTTGCATGTATCGGCGTCGGCTTCTGGCAATGGCTCGACCAGTTCCAGCGCCGGTGTGTCGTACGGCTTAAGTTCTAATTGGGGCGGCGGGACTTCAAAGTCCGAAACGTATCGCCAAATTCTTTCCGCATAGGAGAAGTATTATGGATAGCAACGTCTGGGGCGTCGGCGGCCTGTTTGAGAAAGCGCTTGACAAAAAGCTAGCTGTTAACGACATCGAGGCTCAGGCTAAAGCGTTAGACGCCCAAACCAATTCTCGGCTGGCGGACAGCGCTGCGTTTGATAACGACACCAAAAGATTTCAAGCTGCCGGGCAGTTTGAAGGTAATTTGGGCCCGTTCATGCGCTCTCCAGCAGTATTTAAAGGGCTCGGCCTCAGAAGCATGTCGTCTGTTCCATATTATGATCCGAATGAGAATTACAACCCTCTTGCGCCTCCCGGCACTGTTTACAACGGCCCCAAAGTTCCCGATGCCCCCATTACCGGCCCTTCTCCTTACGGGACGGCATCTATTAGAAATCAATCAACGGCTACGCCGGCGCCTGTCGCCGGAACTCCACCTACGGCTCCGCAGCCGACAAGTTCGTTTGTGAATCGTACGTGGACTACTAATACAGATGCCGCCGGTAACGAGGTAGGCAGAACTGACAATTTTGGTAACAGTATATCGTGGGACACGCCTCATAAGCCGAAGTCGAATTTTGCAAACGGAGGTATGGTCGGCTTGCGCGTTAAGCCGAAAATGAGCCAGCCCGGTTACAAAACAGGCGGCAAAGTCATGTATTGCGCCGACGGCGGCCCGATTGGCGACGTTGCGCAAGACGAAGGTAAAGACACGATCGACGCCAAAGTTCGCCCCGGCGAATACATGTTGAACCCGGAAACTGTTGCGCATGTTGGCGGCGGTGATTACGCACAAGGCGTACGAGAACTAAATCAGCTTGTCCGTGATGCCACGGGAAAGGAGCCGGGCCCAACCCGAATGGGAAAAGATAAAACCCCCGGATTTATGATGGGGGGTGTGCCGCCCGGTGTGTTGAATCAAGCGGCTGCGGCGGCACCTGCAATCCCGTGGTGGCAGGCGATTCAGCAAGGGGAGGCACCTGCAACCACATGGCGGCAACTGGTTCAGGAAGGGACTCAGCAAGCGGCTGCACCTGCAAACGGTTTGCAGTTGCGGACGCCTCAGGAAGTGGCGGCGGCGGAGGAACTCGCGGCGGCTCGGGGAGCGCTGCCGCCAGCGGAGGGCGGGTGGAAGCCTGTAAGCGGGTGGAAGGAGTTTCAGCAAGCGGCGCCAGTGGATGAACCTGTAAACACGTGGAAGGCGGCTTCGCGAGCGGAGGCACCTGCGAACGGGTGGCGGGCGCCAACTGCAAGCGGGTGGCGGACGGCGGCGGCGGAAGCGGCGGCTCCGCAAGCGGCGGCTTCGCAAGCGGCGGCACCTGCAACCACATGGCGGCAAATGGTTCAGCAATGGACTCAGCAAGAGGCGGCTCAGCAAGCGGCGGCTCAGCAAGCGGCGGCTCGGCAAGCGGCGGCTCAGCAAGCGGCAATTCGGGAAGCAGCTGGCGGCACTTGGGGGGCGTCTAATCCTACGGCTCGACCCAGTTGGGCAAGCGGCGCAAGCGGCTCAGGCAGTTGGGGGCCGGCCAAGGGACCATTCGGGCCGGCAGGCGGCTCAGCAGGCGGCTCAGCAAACGGGTGGCAAGCGTGGCGGGACGCAGCTACCAGGTGGCGGGCGGCAGTTAACGGTGAAAACACGACGACTGTTGGCGATGTATTTAGAGGTTTACGCAGTGGCGCCGTAAGAGCAGGTAGTATAGCCAAGGCCGTAGGACCCCGGCTTGCCGTTGGGGCTAGCAGGTTTGTTCCTCTCGCGGCAGCAGGTGGCGCTTTGTATCACGGTTTTGGCACCGATACGGAGGACTATTACAAGCGTTTGGGGTGGGACCCGGTGGCAAGAGCCGCTTGGCTGCCGCAGGGTACAAAAGACCTCTTTGCCCGCTCGCTGGGCGTTATGTCCGATGCCGGCGCATCAATAGTGGACAACATTGCGCTAGCTCCAGCCAATTTCATGACTGGCAGCAATTATTCGTTGCGCGATAACTTTGCTGACGTGCAGGATAACAAAGCCGCTGAGGCAGCTAGAGCGGATAAGGCAATCGCCGCCGCAGTGGCGCCAAGCGAGCCGGAAAAAACCGGCGATGCTTCAGCAAATCTGCTTAAACAGTACAACGGTGTTGCTGAAGTCCCTGTCGAAGCTCCAAAACCTAGCATGCGCGATTTGGTCGCGCGCGAATGGCAGCGTCTGCATTCTGATCCGTTCGCTAGTGCGGTGCCCGACCGCGAGCGCAACTTGCTATCGTATCTTCAGCAATCCGAAGCCAATGATGCTACGCGTGCCGCTGCGGAAACCAAGAACCTTGACGACCGAGCCGCAGATCTTAAGAAGATGGCAAGCGCTTCGTTCCAGAAACCAGTGCTGAAAGATGGCAAACCTACTGGTGAAACGGAATTTGACGAAAATGCGTACAACCTGTTTGAAGCTTCGGTGGTTGCACAAGCTGCCGAGAAAGGTATAGATGCGTACCGCCTGCCGCCGGCCCAGTGGACGCAGCTTCTAGCAAACTATCAAGACAGTCGTCGTCCGACGGACGCCATTATGCGTGAACTACAAAGTGGTTTACGAAACGCGCCGACAACTCGTGAGTTGGTTACCTCGAAAGACATCAAGCGGGGTGATGATATTAATCTGAGCCAACTTCGGTTCTTGAATCCGACTTCTACCATTGGTCTAGGCGACTGGATGTATTCTAAATTGCCGTTTCATAATGCAGATTATGATAAGACGGTACTCGTACGTCGTGGCGGCCAAGATTACACTATACCGATGGCAACTCTTACGCGCGACTCTCAGAGGAACATAGACCTCGACGCGATTAAGGCGATGTCGCCGGCGACTAACAAGTAAGGAAATTTGATGGCTGGATTACTAGACGACATCGGAGGCTCTGGCACGCTTTCTCGGCGGGCCAATCTTCTGGACAGGCTGGGTTCTGGCGAACAAGTTTCGCCCGAAGAACAGGCACAAGTCGACTACGATTCAGTCAATCGTCTGGGCGAATTTGAAAAGGGTCTTCGCCGTTCCGGTTACAACGCGCTAGCCACGTCAAAAGCGTTTGTGGCGCAGGCCGTAGAGCCGTTTTCGCAGCAGGCGGCGGCGCCGCAGTTTGATCAAGCCAACGCGACTCTTCGCGACATGCCAAGAAGTGTGGCGCCAAGATACAACACGTATGACGAAGCTAAGAAAGACGGACTAAGCGGAATCGCCGACTACGCTGCGGGTTCGTTTGGCGAAGGTATTACGTCGGCCGCATCTATGGCCGCTGGCGCATTCGGCGGCGGCGCGATTGGGGCCGGAGTAGGGAAAACAATTGCTGCCGCCGGACGAGGTGCGTTGATTGGCGGCGCCGCTGCCATGCTTCCGCAAGAAGGCGGTGAAACCGCACTTCAGCTACACAACGACCCTGTCGCCATGGCCAACACTACACCGGCGCAACGTGCCGCGTTGTCTTCTGTTCGCGGGACTGTTAATGCGGTTGCCGAAGAGCTTGTGCCGGCCGCCATTATAGCTCCGCGCCTTATCGGTAAACTGGCGCGTACGGCACCCGGTTTTTGGAACGGTGTTCGTAACGTCGGTGTGACCGGATTGAAAGCTAGCGTTGGTGAATACGGCACTGAGTATGGGCAAGAACTTACCGGCCAGCTTGCGCAAAATATCGCCACTGGACGTACGGGCTATGATTTTGGAGCGGCTCACGAAGCTGGTATTAAGGGCGCGATTAGCGGCCTCGGGTTAGGTGGTATTGGCGGCACTGTACAAAGTGTGCGTGACAATATAGCTCCGGCCAGTGACGCAGTGCGTGGTGCGGTGCGTGACGCGGCAGGAGCTGTAACCGGCCGTGCAAATACTGCGCTTCCTACACTGGACGACCTCATTAGCGGAATATCTAGCGCGGTTAAAGACCCTAAAAAATTTGGCGAAGACGTAGGTAATATGACGCTTGACCAGATTGCCGGACTTGGCGAACAGGCTAAGGTCTTGAAGCAATACGGACTCAAGGGTCTAGACAACGCCGGCGACGCACTTAGCGGGTTGAAGCGGAGTGTTGACGAATACATTCTGAAAAATGTCTCGCCAGAAAACCAAAAAGAATATATAGAGTTCACCTCCGATTTGGGCTCCTATACAACGACCCAATGGAACATGTTCAGGTCGGCGCTGGAAGCTGAAACCGGAACAAAGTTTACCAACGCCCTTGTATTCCAAGGCACTCAATTAGGTAAAAAAGCGGTCAACGACACTAAGTCGTTTGGCAACTGGTTGTCCGAAGTTGGGTCTGGTATGGCGCAAGCGTTTAAGAAAGACGCGCCGGCCACCGGCGTGAAAAACTCGTTTGACATGCGCCATCAGTACACGATCAACGAACGTCGTACTGTTCTTGATGCAGCTCGTAATTTTGATCCGGGCATCAAGAAAATGATCGATGAAGCCAGCCCGGAAGAGCGGTCGCAGCTAAGCAACTTGCTGCTAACTGCACGTCGCAATCAATCCTATTTATTTGCAGACGTCCAAACTGGGGTAGACCCCGAAACTAAAGAAGCAAATCCGAAACCCGAACGCGCTGCGTGGCTTGACTCTTGGAAAGCCCGCACTGGTACAGATTTCCGCGACCTATTGGCCGCTATTGAAGCCCCGCCAAGTGAAGCCGAAGCCGAACAAAAGATGTTTGAGGCTTACTCTGGTATGGGCGGTGGAACCGAGCGCGGCATATCCAACAACGAATCGGTTTCCATTGACCGACCGCGTGATCCAAGCCAACTTGCCGAAGACGTTACAAACAATGACTCTCTCCGCAAAGGGTCGATGGTAACTGTTGGCGATCAAGAAGGCATGCGAGTCGGCGAGTTTGATGACAGCCGCTCTCCGTTTCAAATTAAAGAAGATCCTAGCGATCCTACTGGCAACGGCTCTATTAACAAACTTCGCGACGTGTTAGTTGATGAAAATTACCGACGGGCTAAACCGACTAAACTAGCCGACGGCATTGTAATGCAGGGCGAAGAGTACAAAGACGGCAGGATCAATATTGAGCTTGAGATTGATCCAGAAACGCTGCCTGAAGGCGTAAAAATTTCCAATTTAGACTTTGCCAATTTGTTTGGTAAGAAAGTTGGCGACAAGTTTGTGCCGTTCACTGCTGATGAAGTGCCTGAGAGCGGCCCTATCAAATTGCAGATTGCTCCCATGCAGCTTGCCAACATGGTTCGTGCTGAAGCAAACCGCCCCGCGTTTGAACCGCACATTGGCACGTTTGATGACGTTAGAGGTCTGCCTTCAGGCCAGCAAAAAGCAATTGCATTGATGCAGGCGCTTTCGGTGCTTGAAGAAAAAGGCGTCGAAATAGCGCCTCAGATGCTGCTACCCAAAGGCACTGTTGGCAATCTCAAGTCGGTAGGTAGTTTTGCGGAGATTCGTAGGCTTTATGAAAGAAACGAAATCCCTCCGGTAAAAGTCAGAGTTACGACCGATCTGTCACAGGGCAGCATACCTAACAATCTGAAAATCGACCAAAAAACAGGTCAGCCAGCTTATAGGCTTAGTGACTGGCAGCGTGACGACATGCGTAACGCGGCAGAGCAAGCCAGTAAGACTGACGACGACATCAATGAAGTTGTGGAGTCTTACAGAAACGGCGTCATATCGCGGGAAGAATTGGACGCGTTTGTTGCCTACATTTCTAGCAAAGAACGAATTCAAGACAAGTTCAAAGACGCACTTAGAGAAGCGATAAAAACCGCGCCGGGGACTTCTTATTCTGTAAAAGAAGAAATACGTAAAGCCGTTAACTCGCTTTCAAAGGATCAGATCGACGCGTTTTTGATTCTTAACGAGCTTATTCCGTCGCCGTCCAGCCCCGATTCAAAAACGGGCAAAGCCATCATTGATAAAGGCGAACAAGTAGCAGAATTGCTGTCGCAGTACGAAGCAACCGCTGCTATTGCTGCGGATCCGCGCGGCGTTTTATTTGGCAACGGGAATCGTGGCGATATAGAACTTGGTGCTGAAGTCGCAGCAACGTTTTCCAGCAAATTCAACAAGTTCTCGAAATTTACGAGAAGCGCGGCGTACAAAATTACCGCGTCAGCAGATCAAATAGACCGTAACGAAGAAGCGTTCGGCGCAAGTATCACTGGCAATAATCTTGATGCGCTTCGTCCGACAGCCGACGAAGAATATAAGGCAGGATTGGCGGATCCCGGCGCAAGAATAGGCGACTACAGAGGCGGAACGGCCGGCTTATCGGATAAAAGGCAGTTTTCGTGGCTTCGCAACGAGATCAAAACCGCGCCAAATTTTGAGCGCCTTGACCAGTTGTTTCAGCGGTTGGAAAGTTTAGATGCGCTGCCGGATCAACTTTACGGAAGCCTCAGAAAGCTTTTTGATGACCGCGCGAACGAACTGCGACAGCAGCCGCAAGGTCAAAGCGAAGTCGCCGCCGGCCAAAATGAATCTGTTCAGGGACTAACCGAACAACAGACTGCGCAGATCGCTAGCGTTAGAGACGCCATTACTAACGCGGAAACGGTTGAAGAGCTGAACACTCTTGCTGGTGAAGTTGTCCGTATGGAAGCCGACGGGATTTTGTCGGAAAGCGCTGCGTCGGACATTAGGACGCTGTGGTCGGACACCAAACGCGCTATCCAAAACCAAGTGGCCCCGCCAAGCCGTCGCTCCACCGAGCCAGACTCTAGGCCGATAATTCCTTATAGAGGCCGGTCTGACACTCCGACTCCCAACACAACTCCAATTGTTGACGACATGGGCAATGTCGTGAACATGGTTACTGGAAACCCTTACGCGGGAACTGACAATTACGGCTCGACCATTAGAAAGAACGGTAGTACCGCTCCGGCTAATAAGTCCAGATCTGTTGTCGCCGCAGAACGAGAAGGGGCCAATCTAACATCAGGGTACAAACGTACGCAGGAAGACGTACTTGCTGAGAGCAACACAAGAGACTTCTTCAATAGAAGCGGTCAGTTTGACGGCGCAACTAATTTCACGCTTGCGAGAAAGCAGCCTTCTGGGCCGTACTCGCTGCTCGCGTACATAGACAAAAACGGAGAATGGGGCAAAGCACTTATTAATGAAGCTTTGCTTGCCCGACTTAATTCAAATCTCAATACCAATAAGGAGCTAGCCGCCCAACTTTCCTCTCAAGGCAACACCAGGCCTTCGCGCGGCCGTTCTGACAACAGTCGAAACTCGCCCCCGATTGATAGAAGCTTTGTTGGCACCGAAGCGCCTGCCGAAACAACGGCGCCTGCCAGAACACCGGCGCCTTACACGCTTTTCCCAAACTTGGATTTGTCCGATGCTCGGCCGCATAAGTATAAGGATAAAGATGTAGCGAAAGCCGCCAAGGCAAACATGTTTATTGGGCGCGGGTCGGCGGAATCTTCAACGCAGCACTACGCCGATTTACTTCGTGCCAAACATGGACCTGCCTTATGGGGTAATGTCAATCAGTCAGATCCGTGGGCGTATAGTCAAGACGCGCACGGCGGCAAAGAAGTGCGCGTGTTTGTATCGGCAGAAGGAGACAGAGCGGGGCGCATAAAGCCGGATTTTAAACTGATTCAGATAGCGATGGATCAGGGTGCGACGATTATCACTGATGACAGGAAAAACCGAGCTCGCCCACACAACGTCGGAGAACGCGAAGTTGCGAATTATCTTGAAGACTCTATTTGGGCGTCTGATGTCGTCTACGTAGAAACGGAGCCCGGTGTATGGAAACCTGATAAGCCTGTCAGCACAACCGCGCCTACCAGCACAACCGCGCCTACCAGCACAACCGCGCCTACCAGCACTAGCACTTCGACCGTTAGTAGCTTTCTTGAACAAGTTAGAAACGCGGCTGACGTCAAGCAATTGAATGCTATAAACGCCGCTAAGGCGAAAGACACCAATCTTTCAAGTGAAGATAAGCAGTCAATCGCAAGAGCTTTGACCGAACGCGCGCGCGCTTTGCGTACTAGCCCCGCACAGACTTCGCAAACTACGCCCGCACAGACTCCGCAAACTACGCCCAATACTTCCGCGCGGATGTCCGGGTTTGCTACGCAAATGCTCAATCAGATTAACAACGCGGAGACTGTCCAGCAGCTAAATCGGCTAGGTCAATTGCTAAAAGCTGCGACTATTTCGGCGGAAGACAAATCACAGCTTTCAAAAGCTATGAACGCTCGGTCAAAAGCTTTGCGTAATGCCCCGATGAACATGGATATGGCGGATCAGGCTCCGTCAAATCAGGCTCCGTCAAACAATGTCGGGCTTCCGGACGCGCTTAATCAAGCTATCACGTCTGGAAGATATGACGAAAGCGGAAACTCTCAGCGCACCGTAGATGGATGGGCTGCTCGCTATTTGCCTAAAGGCACGCAAGTGCGCGTAGTAGTTCTGCCAAAAGACACGCCGGGCCTTAAACAATATTACGAAGCGCAATTCGGGTCTTTTGACGTAGGCGTCATGAAAAAAGTAGGGATGATGAGCACCGGATCCGACGGTGTGTATCGAATCGTGTTATGGGGGACAAACCCGAAAGTTGGGAGGAACTCACCAGTACGTTTGAACACTTTGGCGCACGAATTTGGCCACGTTATTCAAAGAGCTGTGTTTGATAAGGCCAGTAAAGCCGTAAAAAAGAAGCTGACTAAAGCATATATGGCTGACCTTAGGGCGTTTACGAAAGACCCGACTAAAATTGGTAAATTAGCGTCTCCTATTAGAAACATCTCGCTTAAAACGCTTAACGAATTGGACGCTGAGATAGACGCCGCTCAAACGTCCGCAGAATTGGACGCGGCTATCAAGAAAGCCATAAACCTATCTACGGCCGCCGGACTGGCTGTGGCCAGAGCTTACCCGGCGTACGTCACTTCGTTTGAAGAATGGTTTGCTGAAAACTTCAATAAATTTGTAGCCAACGACCTTAATACGGCAATCAAAGATCCTGAATTGCGCAATTTTTGGCAGAAGCTGTACGACACGCTTAAGCATTTCTATGAGCATGTAATCAAACCGGCTGAGCCAAATTCTACGTTTCTTACATACATAAATGCACTAGAAGCGAAAAACGTAAAGCCGCCTGCGGCTGCCGCAGTAACCGCCGTCCAAAAAGATTTTGTTGAGCGCTTGGAGAAACTTGTTGGTAAGCGAGTGCGCGTAAAATTTAATGAGGTGCTTGATGGAACGGCTGTCGGCGAGTACACAGACTTACGGGCAAAAGTTAAGAAGCTAGGCGACGAACGTCGGGGTTTGCTCAACGCTAACGCAACCAAAAACGCGCTTGCAATCAAAGCGCTTGAAGAACAAATCGCCAAAATTCAAAGCGATCTCGGCGTGTTGGGGCTTTTACGCATCGCTACTGGCGCAGAAAGCAATGCTGGGTTGGTTGAGCACGAAGCGTTTCACGCCGCTATGAGTTTCTTCTTCTCCCCAGAAGAAAAAAGAATTTTGGCCACGGCGTTTACGCAAGGGCTAGTCAGCAAACGGCTTCGTGAATATTTCAAAGACAGCCCGGAAGTGCTGGCCGCTATCGATCCTAAATCGGAAAAGTATGACCCGGAAGAAGCAGCGGCTTACGGCTTCCAAGTATGGTCGTTAAACCCAGAAGTGCTCCAGATGGGCGAAAAGGCCAAGACGCTGTTTGAACGGTTCCAAGAATTTATCCGGGGTGTGTTAGGTCTTCTGACTAACGAAGAAAAAGCCCTATTGATTATGAATGATTTGGCTAGTGGCCGCCGTGCAGACAAAGGTATATCGCCGCTGGCCAGAAAACTAGACGTCAACCGCCCGTGGACTGAGCGTGCGCAAGAAATGCTCGCTGACCTTGGCGGAGTTGTGAAGGGCTTCCACGACGTGTTGCTGACCGGGGTATATGAACGGATGCAAGACACGAAGAATCCGTGGATTGCCAAAATCGCAAGACTGGGCTACCAGAATACTGGCGCAGAAGGTGGTGCCGGTATGGTGCAGCGCATGATCCATCAGAACACTTTGTTCCAAAACCGGATAGATGGTGTTTTCCGGGGGCTAAGCGAAGACCAGCTTAAGCAACTGCATGCTGCAAAAATTAAAGCCGAACGTCCGACAGACGCGGCTTTAGCGTCTGCGTACGACAAAGTCACTGATTTGTATAAGGACATGTACACGTATCAGAAAGACGCTGGAGTAGACGTCGGACACCTCGATAACTACTACCCGTTATCGTGGTCGGCGGAAAAAGTGGCAAACGACCGTGATGGGTTTATCGCCATGCTCAAGACGTACCAGAAAGAATTAAATACGCTGATGAAAACGCCGGAAGAAATTTGGCAATCGATCTCGGCGTACATCGAACGCGGCGAGAAATTTGTCAACGTAATGGGTAGTGAGAACGAGCCGATCGCCGAACACTCTAACGACAGAACATTAGATTTCATCTCCCGCGAAGATCGTATGGCGTTCATGGAAGAAGACCCGCTAGCCACTGTGGTGCGCTATGCAAAGCAAGCTGTACGCCAGACAGAATTTGTACGTTCGTTTGGCAAAGGCGGCGCTAAACTTTCGGCCATGAAAGCCAAAGCAGTTTCAGAGTACGGCGCGACGCCGGACGAGATGAAATTGGTTTCCGACTACCTTGACGGTTTGTTAGGGAACAAAGAGGTTGGCATGAACCGCCAGCTTAAAGACTTGTATGGCGCCATGACGGTGTATCAGAACATTCGTTTGCTGCCGTTCAGTTTGTTCGCTTCGTTAGTCGATCCGTTAGGGATCGCTGTACGCAGCAACTCTGTCGGCGACGCATGGGGTGCGTTCACCTATTCGTTGAAAAATATTTTCCGCGATTGGAGAGAGGATTACACGCCGGATCAATGGGAATTGATGGCTCAAGACATGGGCACCATTACACGCGCTGGCACCATTGTTAACGCCGACAACCTTTACACTGGCGTAACGCTGCGCGGCACGACGCGCAAAATCAACGACGGCTTTTTCAAATACAACTTGTTAAACGGTTGGATTCGGAACAACACAATCATGGCCACTAAATCGGCTCACTTGTTTATGCTCCGAGCTGCTAACGGCAAAATGTGGACGGCGGCGCAAAACGAACGGTATTTGACAGAGCTTGGGGTGAGTGCTGACCAAGTGATTGAGGATTCTGCAAACGAAGGAATTTTGTGGCGGGAAAGCGACCTCAAACAACATTACGTAAGCGAAGGTATGAAGGAAGAGCAAGCGTCTTTGAAGGCCAAAGAAGCGGCTACCAACATCCGCAACGCCACGGAAATGTTTGTGCGGCAGGCGCTGCTAAACCCGTCGGCGGCGGAATTGCCAAACTGGGCGTCTAATCCGTATCTACTGCCAATCGCGCATCTCAAAAAATTTGTTTGGGCGTTTCAGAGCACTATTACTGACCGAGTCAAATTGGAAGCGCAAAATGAAAACTACCAGCCGATGTTGGTAGCCGCTTTGTACGTGCCTGGCATGATCGCAGCTACGTTCCTAAAAGATTTTGTTAGCAACATGGGCGATGAGCCCCCATACAAGAAAGATTGGGGCGTTGTAGATTATGTGAAAGACGGGGTGCTGCGATCGGGTCTGACAGGCACAGGTCAATTCTTCACTGACGTCAACGCTGACTTAATGCACGGCGGCGAAGGATGGGAATCACTGGCGGGGCCGACAATTAGCCAGCTCAAACAAGGTCTTAAAGCCGCTAGCGACGGAAATCCTGCGGCATTGCAAAAATTCATAGTGAAATCGTTACCGGCTAACGCTGTTTACGATCAATGGCTAACCAATTATTAGCGCAATCGAGCTAAAGATTGGCACAAAATGCGGGGTGTGTGAAAAGCGGTGAGTGATCACTCCCCCCGTGCGCGGATCGCCTGAGATAGTGCGTAACCCTGATCGTCCCATGCCCCGGTGTACTGCTCGACCACCCGCGCACACGTCTCTCGCTCGGCGGCGGCGACCAAAGCGGCGAAACGCTCAAAGTTCTCAAGAAGCCCGTTTTCTTCTAGCCCGCTAAGCCCAGCTTCCCGTGCCATGCGGATAATGTCTTCCTTAGTCATTTTTCCCACCGTAGGCTAATATGTTCAAGGATAGACGGCATTGGCAAACCAGAATCGTGCATATTTTTTACCAGTGCGCAAATCTCGTCGCGCTCAGCTTTCACTGCAAGGCCAACAACCACTTCGTTCCATTCTAAAAATTTAGCCGTTGCACTGACGTCAGCAGAATTTTGTTTTTCAGTCCTTGGTTTTCTGCCCCAGATTTCTGATTCGCGCTCTAATTGTACAAACATCGCTTCTAGCAATTCTTCGTGCCTCTCGGTCAGTTTTTCAAGGGCGCTTTTTATTTGATACTCACTTTCAGTTAGCCGCTGCATCTCGGCCAGCGCGTCTTCTTTCAACGCTTCAAGTAACAGATCGATTTCTGTTTGGACGTCAATTTTCCAGCCAGTTTCGGTAACTCCACCGTTAAGTTCTTTCAGTGCCACCATAGCGTCAAACGCCGCTTCTCGTAATTTACTCATGTCTCCCTCCTACAAAAACAAATCGTTTTGACGACCAATTTCTTTTAGCGTTCTCCAGCGCACAAACTCTAACAACCAATTTGGATTCCACTGGCCTAAGCACAGAACGCATACGCACGCTTGAGCAAATTGAATCAGCGCAAACGCTACAGGCCATAGCCATTTAGCTCGCCAGTTTTTAGGGCGCCAATACTTAAACATACAGTCACTCCGTAGAAGAAATCAGACGAGCGCGCACTTCAATAGCGCGCATCTGATCAGCGGTCATTACGGCTATATCGATAGGTTTTGCACACAAAGAAAACGTCGTAACGCCCGATTCGTAGCTGGGGGAGATTACTTTCATCATACCGACAAGCTCAGCAAGCTTGTCGATAGGAATAGCAACCATATTTCCGTATTCGGGTTTGAGTAACGCCCAGCCAGCGCTAGGTTGGTTGTTGTCTGTGCTCATTAATCCACGACTCCACGTCTTTTCTAAGCCAGAGCACCTT